ATATGGAAACATTGAATATGGATGAATACATCGCATCATTACCTCATGATATTTTACAGATTGATATTAGTAATAAAAACCTTACTCGACTACCAGATTTAAGCCGATTTACATGTCTGAAAACAATCAGTTGTTATAATAACCAAATAACCGCTTTACCTAATTTACCTAAAAATCTAAAAATATTACAGTGTTCTAATAATCGTTTAACTACTTTGCCCGCTTTACCAGAAGAACTGGAGTTAATCAGTTGTGATTATAACAAAATAACTGCTTTACCCGCTTTACCAAAAAATCTAAAAATATTAAATTGTTCTAATAACCATTTAACTTCTTTGCCCGTTTTACCAGAAAATATAGAATGGTTGTCTTGTTATAATAACCATTTAACTTCTTTGCCCGCTTTACCCAAAGAACTAAAATACCTCACTTGTTTTGATAACGAATTAACTTCTTTGCCGGATTTACCCGAAAGTCTAGAAGAGATAGTATTGGATTCTAACAAATTAACTGTTTTGCCCGTGTTGCCTAAAAACTTAAAAGAGATAAGTTGCGCTTTTAACCATTTAACTGTTTTGCCGACGTTGCCCGAAAACCTAAGAACCATAAAATATCACAGCAATCCTGTATGTAATGTCATACCGTATGAAGATATATATATAACAAAACACAAGGTGAACGTATTGAACCAATTTCGCGATTTGTTTTACGCATTGAAATACAAAACCAAACTTCGCAGTTGGTTATGGGAGAAAGTACGATTACACAAAATCCAAACTAAGTTTCACCCGGATTATTTGAAAACACAATTAGAGAATGAAGATGTGGATTTGGATGAAGTGATGGTTCATTGGATTGATGAAGATGCATAAATAGACATCAATTACTCGACGACGACAGTTTGTATACGCAGGTAATTTTCCACTATGTTTTTTATGCCTACACCAATATAAAACACCGCCCCACATCCACCGGAGAATGGGGAACAATCCAATTATACAAATAATATGCAGCGGGCGTTTGAATGGTGGGAGAATGGGATTTATTCCATTGGCTCCGAACCAATTCATTGTGTCCAATCGCATCTATATTTATCATTTTAAAATGCGGACTTTCTTTTAAAATCTCCCTAATGACCAATAAAAAACCCTTATAAAACAACAACACATCGTCTGTATTACATACACTCGCTACTAAATGGAGTGTGTTTCCGCCATTGCCGTGCGCGTCGTCCATCTCCTCATAATTGGTGTGTGCGTTTGTAATAAAATACATGGCGTATACGTGGTCTTCGCGTGTCAATGCGAACGCCCATAAATTCCGGCTGTTTATTCGGCCTAAAATAGAAGACAATTCGGGAATAACAATGGTGCTAAAAAGTCTTTGAATGGCGTCGGCGGGGGCGGAGCCCCCGCCTCCGGTCAGTTCTCCCCAAAATTGGTGTAAGGATTGTGTATTTGTTTTTGTTATTCGCGACAATGTATATTGGGTAGACACACGTACGCGTTCTAATTTACCAATACAGTATGTATAAGTATAAAAAGGGAGAAAGGGAACTACCCCCTCACACAATTCAGTTTCTTGTTTAAACAATGTAATTTGCGTCTCCGGATTTAATACACGTATATTGTATTCGTGTGTATCAAACAATACACGCATATGTTTGGTATGTTTGCGATGAAGACAACGGAAATCCTGGTAATATGCGGTCTGATGATGTTTCTCCCCATGATTAGTAAATAAATAGATATGAATAGTTCGGGAGGTGATACAACCCAATACGCGTTTCTCCAATACCGGCGCCGAAGGCGCCGCGCCCTCCTCTTGGTTCGGAATTTCGGAACGTTCCGAAACGTCCGACCCATTGGACCCATTGGACCACACCACACTATGGAACACACTAATGTATTCCGGTTGCGACTGCGAATGAAAATGGGATGCTAAATCGCGTTCTTCTAAATTATATATGATGCGGTCGGATGGGATATAGTGATCCTGTAGCAAATTGGCAACGATGCCCACAAAATGGTGTGGTATTTGGATTTCCGCCGTTTTGCTCAGTAATTGTTTTGTGCGGATTTCGGGGATATACGGATCTGCTAAATCTCCCCATGAAAAGGTTTCTACCGAACATTGGTTGCTATAATATTTTGTTTTTACCGGATTTTTATAGACTAAAAAGGGAGAATGATACCATTTACGCCAAAAATCATAAATATGAAAAACCGGCTCGTTGTTCCAGAACGGATATTTTATTTTGATATACAAAAAACAGGCCACCAACCCAAACAACAACACCACGCCTATATGTGCAGGATGTATTCCGGCAAACAATTCGCTAACCCGGAACACGCCACTACGAACGGTGGGCCAAACTACGAGCGGTGTTTGCGCAACAGCGCGCGGAAGATGGATATTGTTTCGGAGATAGGAATACACCCATCGTATGGTTTCATACATAGTATATTGTGGAGCAAAAATATACTATGCGTTTGGATATGTTCTGGGAGAATACATCGGACGTTCGCATATTCATACTCTCTCCCGATACAAGATATAAATATGTTGATGGGGGTCTTTGTTGATTTTTTGTAAATCAAATTGGCCTTTTAGCGCGAACCCATATTTTTGCGCTATTCCCAATATCGTATTTTCGTCTTCCATATACAATGTATGTTCGTTTTGGCGGACATGCCCGCTCTTAGCATCAGTAAACGTTTCCATAAATACTACTTCGGCGGGAGAATGAACACCTTTTCCTTTGCTTTTTGGCAACTTGCTAAAATCATACGTTGATTTGTATTTGAAATCGTGGAAATCAATTGCCGCATCCGTAATACGCGTCGCCGAGTATTTTTGCGGATCATCCAACAATTCCGGTCGACCACTGGGAGGAATGGTTTGATATTTATCCGGTTTTACCAAATGAATTGCTAAATATCCTCCCGGAACCAGCCATCGCGCACAGTTGCGGAAAAAAGCGTGTTTGTCGCGGAACGCATAAACCGTATGTTGCAGACACAGAATATGTGTAAAGGTGCGTGTATCAAATGCCATAACATCCATTGCGTCTCCGCACTTGATTTGAGCTTTCGGCTGTTTGGATTTTGCGTATCGGACGATTTCCTCCGATTTATCCAATCCGTACGCGGCATACCCTTTTTTTGTTAATTCGGCAATAGCTAAACCCGTTCCACTGCCAATATCTAAAAACACGCTATTTTTCGGGTCGGCTTCGACTGTTGCTAAAATTTGGTGTATGATTTTACGCGTGGACTGTGGGACGTGATAAATATATTCATATACAGGAGCATAAAACGCGTCAAACGCCTCCACGTCGCGTTTCAATACGTACGGCTGTTCCTGTGTAAATCCTTCTTTGGATTGGCCATATTTGCGATAATAACGTGAAACAATGTAATACAGGATTAAAAGAATAAGGAGCAGTTTCAGTATCAAATCGTTTTGTTTGGTGGAAACGAAAAATGCTAAAATGCGTTTCAAGAAAGCCATCATCTTATTGTGTGGGGAGAAAGGAAAAACTATATAAACTAATCATTTTTTATATCGTTAGTGTATTCCTATATCCCCCATACCATTCATACGTGATTGGGCGCAATGTTTCGCAATTGGTTTCGTGTATGATTAAACAACGGCGCAGTTCCGATCTGTTCCACCAGTTGCGGGGCACCGGTGGTCTGAAGTGGTTCCGAACGGGAAGCCAAATACGGATGTTCGGTGTTTTGTCCCGTTCCTACGATAGAGGGCAATTGAAATCGATACATATCACTGTTGGAAGAAGGAATATAGGTCTCCGCACCGCCATACTTGGTGAGCGGAACCGAAGCGTTGCGCAGGGCGACTTCCGTTTCATAATTGTCTAAATAACTGGAAAAGGGGTATTTGCGAGTGGCGGGGTTGAAGTTGTCGGGAACACGATGAACTGCGACAGATTGAATGGGAACGTGTGGTTGAACACGGCGTTCCACTATGGGAAACAGGGAATATTTCGTGGGAACCGGTCGTGGGTCAATACACGGGCGCAATGGTTGGTCGGAAAATTGTCGTCCACCGATGCGAGTGTTGAGTTCATCCACACGGTCTTGTTGTCCAATAAACAACTCACGGTGTAATCCTTCGATGGGTTGATGTACGAATTGTAAATCCATTATTATATATGTATTGTGGTATTATATAGTATTTATGTATATTCTCCCAAAGCATACATAAACAAAAACCAATTACAACATTTTACGCGCGCGACTAGCAATGCGATTATAATAATATACAGGATGTTTGCGAATGCTACGCTGTTTCGCCAACCGCGCCATTTCCCGAGCACGAATATACGCCGACATAACACCTCCCTTATCTACTTGGCAATTCGGACGACAAATGGGAAACGATTTGCGTGTTCCTAAAAAGCATTTGGAACCGCATTTTCCATACATCAACCGCCGGGATTTGTATCCGGGTTGGATGCGCGACCAACGTTTGAGGGAAGACAAATATTGTTTACGTGTTCTTTTTTTCATGGTATAAAGGGAGAATGCGAATAATAATATACTATTTCTAAATATTTACAACAATCTCCCCAACCCAACCAAAAACAATATAAACACACGTGTAGTTTCTGTATCATTACGATGAACCATCCACATTTATTAGAAGTCAAACATTTCGATAAAAAGTTCCGATTGGGTAGTGCGGGAGATGGCGGATACGTTATAGCCGATTTAGAAGGAGGATATGATTGTTATATTTCTGCGGGGGTGGGAGAAGACGAGAGTTTCTCCCGCGACTTTATTTCCAAATATGGTCTGAATGCGTCGAATAGTGTTGCGTATGATGCGACAATACACCAATATCCACACCATTATACACAAGACATAACCTTTGTCCGCAAAAACGTGGGAACGGTGAATGGCGAACACACGACGAATTTCTCCCAATGGACGGATAAGTATTCCAATATTTTTCTCAAAATGGACATTGAAGGTTGGGAGTATGCTTGGTTGTTTGGGCAAACAGAAGAACAACTCCTAAAATTCAAACAAATCGCAATAGAACTCCACGGGTTAACCAGCGATGGGTATGGCTGCGATTATAACGATAAAATCAAATGCCTACAAAAACTGGCAAACACACACTATATCATTCACGCTCACGGCAATAATTGCGGTGGGAGAGATGGTCATCGCCCCGATTTGTTAGAAATTACATTTGTCCGTAAATCCGAATTTGCCGAACCACCTGCGTCCAACACGGTTTCGCTCCCTATTCATGGATTGGATTTTCCCAATGGAACACACATGCCCGATTTTGTGTTAAATTATTATCCGTTTATAGGGAGATAAAATATACATAAACGGTTTAGAGCAACGAAACTATAAACTATAACCCAAACACCAGCACAACACACAATCAATCAATTATCAACTATGGTACGCATTTGTAATGAACCTTACCCCAATAATTCAAAATACGAGGAGCATTTTGAATTGTTTTCTTATTCTTTGAGTGATTTCCAGAAATACGCAATCGAAGCGATTGTGGAAGGACATCATGTATTGACTACCGCGCACACGGGGTCGGGCAAAACGCTTTCAGCGGAATTCGCTATCCAATATTTTGTTCAACAAGGTAAAAAAGTCATATATACTTCTCCTATTAAAGCCTTGTCTAATCAGAAATACTATGAGTTTACACGCAAATATCCACATATCCAATTTGGATTGATGACGGGAGATATCAAGACCAATCCTACGGCGGATGTGTTAATTATGACCACGGAAATTCTGATGAATTATTTGTTCAACATGGGCGCCGGCTCCGCCGGCGCCTCCACATCAAACCATCTGAGTTTTCAAATCGATATTCAATCCGAACTGGCGTGTGTTGTGTTCGACGAAATACACTATATCAACGACGAACACCGTGGCCACGTATGGGAACAAACGATATTGATGTTGCCACCCCATATACAAATGGTTATGCTCTCCGCTACCATCGACGCCCCCGAAAAGTTTGCCCGTTGGTGCGAAACGTGTAAATCCGCCGAAACGGACAAAACCGTGTATTTGGCATCCACCTACGAACGCGTGGTTCCGTTGACACATTATGGGTTTGTCGCTGCCACAGAAGCCCTATTCAAGAGTACCAAAAACAAAGAATTAGCACAAAAATGGCGCAACAGTACCAATCGTATCATCAAAATCCAAACGGAAAAGGGTAAATTCCTGGAAGAGGGGGTGAAGGAAATCGCCGAAATCGTGGAAACGCTGGAAACGAAAGAGTTGTATATGAAACGCAAATTTGTCCTAAATAACTTGGCGACCTATTTGAAAGAAAACGAAATGTTGCCCGCTATTGCGTTTGTATTCTCCCGAAAACAGGTGGAAATGTGTGCGAAAGAGATAACATCTGTATTACTGGAAGACGATAGTAAAGTTCCGTATATTGTGAAACGCGAATGCGACCAAATTATTCGCAAACTGCCTAACCACGCGGAATATTATACGTTGCCCGAATATGTGGAATTGGTGGGATTGTTGGAAAAAGGAATTGGTATACACCATTCAGGTATGATACCTGTATTACGTGAAATCGTAGAATTGATGATTTCCAAGGGTTATATCAAACTCCTGTTTGCGACGGAATCGTTTGCCATTGGATTGGATTGTCCCATCCGCACCGCCATTTTCACCGGACTAACCAAATTCGACGGAAAAACGGATCGGTTTTTATTGGCACATGAATACACGCAAATGGCGGGGAGAGCCGGACGTCGCGGGATTGATACCATTGGGTATGTTATACACTGTAATAACCTGTTTCGACTTCCTTCCACGTCGGAATATAAAACACTGCTGTGTGGACGCCCACAAACGTTGTCTTCTAAATTCCATATCAACTATTCTATGGTATTACAGTTGCTCAAACGAGGCCAACAGACGCAATTCGAAACGTTTGCGAACCGCAGTATGATATACAATGAAATCGAAAAGCAAAAACAGGAACAACGTGCGGTGGTTCAACAATTGAACGCAGAACTGGAAAATAAAGCAAAAGGATTATCGTATTTGCGCACACACGAAACGGTGTGTCTCCAATATTTGGAATACGAAAAGAAATTGCCAATGCTAGTTAATAAGAAACGCAAAGAAGCGGAGCGCGAAATGAAAAAAATACAAGACGCACATAACTATTTAATGGACGACTTGGCGTTTATTACCGCACGAAACAAAATAACTTCTGAACTCTCTAAAGAAACCAAAACACTATATAACATGGAACAATTCATCGCCGACCAAACACAATCGGTATGTCAAGTACTACTACATAACGGATTTATTTCTGAAACCACTTTGTCTGAGGGTGTAGGTCCGAACAGCAGCAGCCCAAATAATCACCCCGCGCAAACATATGAACTCACCGTGTCCGGCAAATTGGCCGCGAGTATTGCGGAAATACATCCGCTGGTGATTGCCGAATTGTTAACCGAATGGAAACAAATGGAACAGTTTTCCGTGTTTCAAATCGTCGGATTGTTGTCGTGTTTTGTAGACATTAAAGTTCCAGAGGAAAAGCGTGCGATCGAACCGAAAACGCGAGACAGTTTCTTGTTTTATCGTCTGGCCGAACTTCAGCGCAAAGTTGCGAAATATCAGGATATAGAAATCCAGTATCATATGTATACGGGCATTTCGTATCACGATATGTTAGCATTTGATATAGTGGATGACATGATGGAATGGGCTGAAAATTGTAATGACGAAGAGAGTTGTAAGCGGTTTCTACAAACCAATATTCTCCTAAATAAATCCATTTCGGTGGGAGATTTCACAAAAGCGTGTTTAAAAATATCGGCGACAGCAAAAGAATGGATAAATGTCGCGGAACAAATGGGATATACGGAATGGCAACACAAGTGTTCTAAAATCGATGGATATCTCCTAAAATACGTTGCCACTACCCAAAGTTTGTATGTATGAACGAGTTATAAAAACAACATAAATAGGCGCTAAATAAAACAATACAAGGAATGAACCCGTTGTATTGTTTTGCGTGGGTTGTGTGGTTTGCGAACTTTATATTATTATCTCATAAAACGCCGTATTTTCCTAAACCACTCAATCCAGAAACACAAATACATATAAGCTATCCTACAGGGTTTTTACCCGTTCCGATATTCCTAAATAAATCCGTTCCCATCCAATTTTCTCTTTCAGAAATAATACACATTCATGATACGAACCATTATCGCATTTTTCCTAATTCCTTCCTAAAGTATTTGGGTTCCATTTTTCCCATTTATACATCCTTTCTCCCATCCACTTCTACTAAAATGGGAGAATGGTTCTATGAATGGAACAATGCGTGGTTTATTATACAAGAAACCGCATCTAAATTGTGTCATTCCTTGGTGGATGATTTGTATTTGTATAATTGGTTAGAACCTACTATTCCTATTCAAATCTCCCTAAAGAACCAAAAAAGAAGAGAAGAACAACAGAAACAGAAACAACGCAAGGCCAATACACGCGATACACTATATTCGTTATTGGCGTCCACGTATTCGGGCGATTATTACACACCTATGGCATACACATTAGATACTTTGTATTCGTTTTTTCCTAAAGAACCGGATATATCGGAAATCTCCCTAAATGTTGAAACAAAAACAGAAATAGAGACCATCATTTCTTCCAAACAATATGCTAAAGAAACCTACTTGGAACTCAAATCCTTTTGTAATGACGCCTTTTATGTTGAACTCAAATGGGAAAACAATATGGTTTGGCTACAGAGCAACCAATACGCAAATACAAAAAGGGCAATAGACATATTCAGCCAAGTATATCATCGATGGTATTTTTTTCTAAAGAACTCTGAATTTGAAAAAGGAAAAAGGGAGAATGAAAATGAAAATTCTCCTAAACAAAGATGGATGTTCAAACACTTACAACAAAAATTGGAAGGATGGATTTTTGTGTTGGAACATTTTCATTTTTTTGTAAATACAGGGTTTCCTAAATTTTTCCTAAATATTTGTCAACGTCGTTCTGTTTTTTCTGTATTCTCCCTTTTTTCTTTTCTAAAAAGGGAGATGGAAGAAACACAACAACGGTTGAATGATACAACCACGTATTTCCCTAAAGAACAACGAAAACGGAAAAAAGAAACTGAAATAACCGTCGTTCGGTTCGAACTGGCCAAGAAACGAATGGATGAACTGGAAGTCCGTGCGCGCGAAGCGCGCACCATAACCGACCTTTTGGAAAAAATCCAATATAACCAAACAACACATCAAATACAAAACTGGATACGAACAAAAGTGTATTCTCCCTTACATGGTCTCGTATATTCGGTTATAAATGAAAGTTTGGAACTTATCCATATTCCATTTTACTTGTTAGGAAAAGGCTTTCAATCGGTAGCGGATTACGTTTTATATAGTATTCTGATTATAGGTAGTATATGCTGTGTTGGAATAGGTTGTTATGTGTGCGTTGTTAGGTGGGTTCGAAAAACTCCTAAACATTTGTCTTGGTCAAAAAGGGAGAAAAAGAATAAAATAGGTTCTCATTCGCGTAAAATAAAAAAGAATAGGGCTCTTACCTGATTGCTTACCTGGGAAGGGGAGTTCTGATTGTTGTTATCGTTCTTGTTGCTGCTGCTGCCGTTTCGGTTCTCGCTTACCAGTCTTCATCTAAATTCGCCAATTCGAGTTCCAGCATCTTTAATTTATCTACTACAATGTCCTGTTTCAACTCGTGTTCGGGTTCGGGTTCGCGTTCATTGGTTTCAGGAACCGCTACCTTTTCTTCTTGAACCGTGGGAATTTGGACAACAATGGGTTTTGCTCGCACATCCTCCGCGCGTTTCTTTTTCCACATTTGAAATACCTTGTTTCGCACAGATAGCGGAACCAACTGGGTATCCAACCGTTCGGGGAATGCAGCAGCCAGCGTTTCATCCAAATAGCATTGGTCTTTCACCCAGTGCCAATCTTCCTTATCCAGCAGTTCCGGACTTGCGTTCAACCAAGGGCGTGCGTGTCCTAAAAACAATCGTTGGTCGTTTTTACTGCCTACTTCGATACCGTATTTCTTCTGGAAATAAGCAATGACGTCTTTGGTATGCGCTTGTGCTTCCTTGTATTTGTCCGTAAAATACTTTTTGCCCGACTTCGATTTGACGCCACCGCCGCCACAAATGTTGGCAGCACCCGCCAAATCGACGTGTTGACTGCTGAAATAGTGAAGGGCGTCAAAGTCGCTGTCTTTGAAAGCGTAGAATTTTCCTAGAAACTTTTTAAAAGCGTAGAAGAAGTAATCTTGTTTATCGTTTGCGTGTTGTGTATGTATGTCGGCATACAATTCTGGATTAGACAGAAACAGCGCAACGTATTTTTGGATATTGTGAACGTGGAATTTCGCAATATCGTGTTTAATAGTCATATCGTATTTGGGAATAGTTTGCATTTTGTTTTGGGAGAGTTCGTTTCGTTTTGTTTTGTTGTTTACAATAGATTAGTAGAATGTCTTGCTTTAGTACTAAAAATATAAAAAACATTTCAATTTTTTATGTTTCACATAAAACAAATAATAAAATACATAACACACAACATACAACACACAACGTCGCATTTGATGGTCTACCAGTCATAATCTTCCTCTTCCAATTCTTCTTCTGGGTCGCTGTCTGTTTCTATATCCATTGGGTGTGTTTCTCTTACTGTTTCCTCATCACTGGAACTATCCTGTTCGGCAGATACACCTCGGTTTGCGTCATCCTCGTCGCTTTCGTCCGTGTCATCAAAAAACAATGGCGGCAATGACCCATTCTCTCCATTATCCGAAAATACAGCATTGGGATAGTGTTCAATTGGCGGAGTAGATGGAGTAATCGTTTGTATATCATCCGAACTTTCATCACTCAGTGAAGAAACAAATCGTGTTGCCCTTTGCCGTATACGCCGATGCTGGGGGGAAGAACCATCGTCTCTAAATGAAAACACGGGTTGGTATCCATTGTCTGTATCTGTGTCCGTATCAACATCGGTGGTGTACGAAGTCCTACCTCCGATATCCATACGTCCATGAAAGATATACGAATTATACGTGTTTTCGCTATACAAATGACTACGCAAAAAAGTTTCACTGGAGGAAAATACGAATTGCGGTTTTGCGTGAACAAACGTAAACGTTTCTTTGGTCGCGGAATATCTCGGCGCCGATTTGTATATTTTTCTGCCAAACAGCGGGTTATGACGTACAAACGCGCGAAGGCGATGACACAGTTCATACGATACATTGTTTTCTAATTGGCGGTCGCACGTATATTTGCTAAACGCATACATATATAAGAACGGTTTCATAACTGGGATAAGACGGTCAGTGGGGTAGTCGCTGGAAATTTCTATTATATCCGACATACGTAAATGAGACAACATTTCGTCGAATACGCGTAAGAAGTCGTTTGGATGTAAGTTGTCAATGTAATTGCGAACAATCGTTTGAAAAATATCGGTAGAGTGTTGTTTTTTAAAACGGTAAATGTCGAAATCGCAACGGAAATAGAGTTCCAATAAATGCGGAATACACAATAGTGTGTCTTTTAGTTTGAAATAAATATTATACAAGTCCGACTTGGAAAATTCCTGATGAGTATACGGATTTTTAGTGCGGATAGGGAGAGGAAATAAAAAGGAAGAATGGCATATAGAACCCAGAATAATTTTAACAAGGTCGGATATCGAAAACAAGTAAATTCTCCCCAATTGAAACAGGGAAAATGTGCGACGATGGTTCGCATCCAGTTCGTTCATATACAGGTCAGACGATACCTGGATTTTAGCGCGTTTCCGTTTACAGTTTTGAACGAACCGCAACAATACGAAATATTTGCGTTGAACCATACTGAGGTGTTGGATGTAATAGTTTTGTATTTCGGAACTGACAAACGGATTGTTTATGACATTGTGAATACACATGTATTTGTTTGAAACGCTTATTTTTTGGTGAGGATTAAAATAAAAAAAACGGATAAACGTTTTGGCCACTTCTTCTTCCGTATTTATGTTAGTGTCTATGTCTATACTGTTCGTTCGAGGGGACGCATATATTTTTTCTGTGTTATTTTCCATTAATGTGGCAGGTAAAGGACCTTCTGTATCGTCAGGTCGAACAAAAAACATCAATTGTGTCATTTTTTGAAACATGAACGTATTAAAATAAGAACGAAGAATGATGGTTTTGAAAATATCCATTCATAGGGATATATTTATTGTATTATTACTTTTATACTCTTTTGTTCGTATTACACCACTTTGTTTCACTCGGCCCCCTGACCCCTCCCTCCAAACTATTCGGTCGCATTTCGCGATGTTGTATGTTGTGTTGTATAGGGAGATGCTATCAACAATCATCAAAAGAACATAAATAAATCGAAACATATATCAAAAGCGTCATAACTATCGAACCATGTTTATTTATATTGTTGCTTCGGCATATAGCATTCATATGATGTATTGGATAACAAAATCGCTGTTTCGGACCATTCGTGTATTGCGCGGTATCAATACGGTTGTGGGAACCGCGTTGGAAATAACACACACTGCGTTGGAACTAAAACACGTGGTTCAATCCGTGTCTGCGTCGTCGGACGCTGCCCCAACACAACCGAGTGTAGATGTTTCCACCGAAACCGGCGAAATTGTCCCGAACGAACGGGTGAACGATACAACCGACCCATCTGAAGAACGAAACGGCTCGGATATGCTTCCAACGACCGAACAAGTTGCCGAGCCGAATACACCTCCGCCGGAATTAATACCTATTCTCCATTCCAGCGCACCCGTGCGCGGGAGTGCGACAACAGCGTTAACTCTTATTCTGCCCGACGAGAGCATTATGAACGATACTTATTCCGATGTTTCCGTGTCGGACGTGGGCGCGGAATATTATAGCGATGTGGAAATGGACATCGTAGAAGAAATAGCGGAAGAAGAAGATTTGTTTGTGGAAGATGAAAAGCGCGATGGAGAATATTATTTAGGGCATTATTTTGTTTCCGATTTAGAAGAAGATGCCGCGTTTTCTTTGTTTTTGCTGGTCGCCATCCAATCCAGCACATTCCTAAAATACCCCTATCACTTTATTGAAAAATACATGGAACTCTATATTCCCGTTCCGCAAAAACAAATGGAAATTATGCGGGCTTGTGTCCGATACGACAATCAATATCGGCTAGTGAACGTGGTGTTGAAAACGCATTGGATACGTCTGATACAGCGTCATTGGAAACGGACATATGCGATGCGTAAGCGCGTATTGATTGCCCGTATGTCGCCCTATTCCACTATGTATTATTCTTTTACTGGGAGATATCCGGAGGGATATAATAATGTTCCATCCTTACACGGAATGCTGAGTGTGTATGCCAAATAATGGAT